GAATAGAAAAGGTATCCTAGAAGGTATTAAGAACTCAATCATTAGAGATGAGTTTGTAGAAGACATAGCACGGATGAGACATGACATCTGTGATGGCTGTGAGCACTTAGATACTAAAGGTAAAGAATGTGCTGTAAAGAAAACACAACCCTGTTGTGCTGAGTGTGGATGTTCATTAGCATTTAAGACCCGGTCATTATCATCAGAGTGCCCATTAGGTAAATGGGATGCTATAGCTACAGAAGAACAAGAAGAAGAATTAGATAACCTTAAAGATTAATATTATGTATATGGATCCAAATAAATATCCTATTGGAATGTTAGTTAATGACCCTACTCAAATAGTTAATACTAATCCTATTCCTGGACAAACTATAACTACTACCACAGCAGATGGAATATTTAGTAGAATGAACACAGTTCTGGAAGACCCATGGGTACATCCTTTGAAAGCTATAGAAGATAAAATTACTAAGCTAGAAACAGAGAACAAGTTTCTAAGACTAAAGATACTTTCTATAGAGGGTAAGTTTACACAGGAAGAGGTAACTAATATCAGAAAGATGTTGATATCTGAAGATGAAGCATCTAGAACATTAGCTAATACTATTATAGAAAATGCTTAAAAGATGATAAAGTTTAATGCAGATAATCATAGTTACACCAGTATAGATGGAGAAGCTATTGACTGGATAAGTGTAACAACACTTGTTTCCCATTTTAAGAAACCTTTTGATGCTAAAGCAGTAGCAGAGAAAGTAAGTAAAAGCAAAAGATCTAAATGGGCTGGAGTAGATCCTAAGATTATCCAAGAGATCTGGTATAATGAATCTACTAGATCCACTACTCTTGGTACATGGTATCATAACCAAAGAGAAGATGACTTGTGTGCATTAGCATCATTAAGTGTAGAAGGAACTACTATACCTGTATTTAGACCTGCAGAGGTTAAAGAAGGTGTCAAGATAGCTCCATCACAAAAATTAGAACCAGGCGTGTATCCAGAACATATGGTCTATTTAAGATCAGCAGGTATCTGTGGACAATCAGATTTAGTGGAAGTAGTCAATGGTAAAGTAAACATCATTGACTACAAAACTAATAAGGAGATAAAGAAGGAGTCATATGTAAACTGGGAAGGTATATCTGATAAGATGGCTCATCCTGTAAATAATTTAGATGACTGTAACTTTTATCATTATGCTTTACAGCTCAGCATTTATATGTATATTATATTGAAGCATAACCCTAAACTAAGACCCGGAAGTATATTTATACACCATATAACATTTGAAGTAATACCAATGGAAATACCTTATTTAGTAGATGAAGTACATGCTATTATTCACTATCTTCATGATAACAAAGCCAAAATTAAAAAGAAATAACAATGCTGATTAAACTATTTGATGTACAGAATAAAACAGTTGTTCCTACTGAACACTGTTATACACTGAAGTCTCTTAAAGATATAATGGATGATTATCCAGATGACTATCTTAAAATATATCAGTATTTATTTTATATGACATGCCCGGATCCAGATATGAATCCTTTCTTCCATACACCCCATATAGAGAAAGAATCATTAATCATGCGGGAGATAGAAGCAGAATTCTCTACAGAAGACACTGAGATATATAATGCATTAAGATTCTGTGAGAAACTATATGAAACTCCAACCTCACGCGCGTACGGAGGTATGCAGAAAGCACTAGATAGAATATCTAATTACCTAGCTACTGCACAGATTACTGATGGTAAAGATGGTAATATAGCTCAGATAAGAGCATTAGCAAAAGACTTTGATGGTATTAGACAATCCTTTAAAGGAGTCTACAAAGATCTACAGGATGAACAACAAAGCAAAGTCCGTGGTGGTCAGGGTCTTGCATATGATAGTTAGTCATGAGTCAAATCTTTGAAGACATACCAACTTGGGATAATGGTAATTGGACTACCACATCTTTTGATAGCAGAGAAGAGTTTGCTACATATCTGCGCTCAATATTTAAGGAACCCGGTCAGTATGAGTTTGATGATGTTAGTACAGAGTTATTTGTATCAGAATCAAATAAGTTTAGAAAGCTTGGTATATATACTACAGCTCCTTTTAAGTCTAAAGACTTTATTAACTACTGGGATGACCAGAAAGCTAAATGCAGAAAAGGTGTGCTGATTAAACACGGGACTAAAGCTTGGTTCTTAGCAAGAGAGTACTACATGTGGCTTAACTTCCTACCTATCTTTAACAAAGAGATACAACAATTTGGATTTGCTGATATCCGGGATGCTCAGTATCATATGGCTTTATATGAACTATTAGCAGAACTAAACTATAAACATGTAGCTATCTTAAAGAAACGTCAGATAGCATCTTCCTACTACCATATGGGTAAGCTTATAAACCAGCAATGGTTTGAAGCCGGTGTTACTCTTAAAGTTGGAGCAAGTCTCAAGGATTATATAAATGAGAAAGGATCCTGGAAATTCCTACAGGAATATGCAGCATTCTTAAATGAGCATACTGCATGGTACCGTCCTATGTCACCAGACAAAGTAATGATGTGGCAACAAAAGATTGAGGTCAGAAAAGGTAATAGAAAAGCTGAGGTAGGTCTTAAAGGTACTATACAAGGTATGTCATTTGAGAAAGATCCTACAAATGGTGTAGGGGGTCCAGTTAAGTACTTCTTTCATGAGGAAGCAGGGATTGCTCCTAAGATGGATCAGACATATGAGTACATGCGTCCTGCCATGAGATCTGGTTTAATTACAACAGGGATGTTTATAGCTGCAGGATCTGTGGGTGACTTGTCTCAATGTGAGCCATTAAGAAAAATGATTGTAAAACCTTTAGATAATGATGTGTATTCAGTAGAATCAAATCTTGTTGACTCTAAAGGTACTATTGGTTTATCCGGACTGTTCATACCTGAACAATGGTCAATGCCTCCATATATTGATAAATATGGTAACTCACTTGTTACTGAAGCCTTAGAAGCTTTAGACAAACAGTTTGAAGTTTGGAAAAAAGAATTAGACCCAGAGACATACCAGTTGAGGATTTCTCAGCATCCAAGAAATGTAGAAGAAGCATTTGCACATAGAACAGTATCTGTATTCCCAACACATCTTGTTACAGCACAGGAAAGAAGAATAGAAGATAAAGAATATGCATATGAGTTCTTAGATATCTCAACAGATGAGAATGGGAAGCCTAGTGTTAAAGCATCTAATAAAAGACCTATAATGGAATTCCCTGTAACTAAGAATACAGAGGATAAAACAGGTGTACTTGTTGTATGGGAAAGACCAATAAAAGATCCTGCATTTGGACAGTATTATGCATCTATTGACCCCGTGTCTGAAGGTAAGACAACTACCTCAGAATCATTATGTTCTATATATGTAATGAAAGCACCGGTAGAAGTAACTAAAGTAACAGGTACAGAGACAGAGACTTATATAGAACCAGATAAGATTGTAGCCGCATGGTGCGGAAGGTTTGATGATATTAATAAAACACACCAGAGACTAGAGCTAATTATAGAGTGGTATAATGCATGGACAGTAATAGAGAATAACATCTCATTATTCATCCAGTATATGATATCTAGAAAAAAACAAAGATACTTAGTACCTAAGAGTCAGATTATGTTCTTAAAAGATTTAGGAGCTAATGCTAATGTATTCCAGGAATATGGCTGGAAAAACACCGGTACTTTATTCAAAGCTCACCTTCTTAGTTATGCTATAGAATATACTAAAGAAGAATTAGATATAGAAACAAAGACAGACGGTACTATAGTTAGAACTAAATATGGTATAGAAAGGATTCCTGACCCTATGTTACTTAAAGAAATGAGAGCATATGCAGATGGAGTCAACGTGGATAGGCTAGTTTCATTCTGTGCACTTGTTGCATTTATGAAAATACAGCAGTCTAATAGAGGTTATACAAGAAGAACAATCATGGATGATGCAGCTAAAAACTTGCAAAAGTCAGAAAATTTGTTTAAATTAAAGAGTAGTCCGTTCCGGCATATGGGTAAATCTTTTTATTCTGGAGGACAGGGATTTAAAAGATCCCCATTTAAGAATCTTAAATAAGTGATATGCAAATAATAAACGCATTACAAGCTAAGAAAGGTGTCAAAACTTCCCATAACAGAATGGGTAGTATTACTCAGCCTTTACAGTTTTTATTAAAAAAAGATAAAGATGATGAGTGGGCAGCATGGAACCTTGACTGGTTGGAGTGGAATGGTTTGAAACAAATCCGCAGAAATGCCCGCAGATTAATGAAGAACTACAAACTTGCAAAAGGTGTAATAGATAGATCAGATTATATAGTTGAAGAAGATAATGATTATAGAGATATAGTAGAAGTACTAACAAAAGAAGATGTATCTGCATTAGAGTTAAAGTTCTATCCTATCATCCCAAATGTTATTAATGTTCTAGTAGCTGAATTTGCAAAGAGATCAACTAAGCTTGTTTATAGAGCAGTAGATGAATACTCTTATAATGAAATGCTAGAGCAAAAAAGAGTAGCTGTTGAAGAAGTTCTTTTAGCTGATGCTCAACTTAAAATTACTGCAGCTTTATTAGAACAAGGATTAGATCCTGATTCTGAAGAAGCACAAGCAGAATTGAGTCCGGACAAACTTAAATCTCTTCCTGAAATAGAATCATTCTTTAAGAAAGACTACAGATCTATGGCAGAACAATGGGCATCTCATCAACATAAAGTAGATGTTGAAAGATTTAAGATGGATGAGCTTGAAGAAAGAGGTTTCCGTGACATGCTTATTACAGATAGAGAGTTCTGGCATTTCCGCATGATGGAAGATGATTATGAAGTAGAGTTGTGGAACCCGCCTATTACATTTTATCACAAGTCACCAGATGCTAGATATATATCACAAGGTAACTGGGTAGGTAAGATAGATATGATGACTGTAGCTGATGTAATTGACAGATATGGTTATGCTATGACTAAAGATCAATTAGAGGCTTTAGAAGCAATCTATCCTATTAGATCTGGTGGTTATATAGTTGGTGGTTATCAAAATGATGGTACATACTATGATGGAACCAAAAGT